GCACTCTTGATCCGTGCCTATGTCTGGGTCGCGAACCATCCGACCAGTTCCGCAGCAAGCATTGCACTGCTCTTGCGCAGGCGTTACCGTAACCAGCGGATCACCCATTCCAGCGGCGTAGGCATCGCGTGCTCGCTGCTTGTCGCCTTTGTTTGCCGGGTTATAAGATTCAAACCAAGACTCAAACGACGACTCGCCAACGCTGAGTTGTGGCGTGCTGTCCTTGTATTGCGCAGGCGCGGGGGCTTGGGTGGCGGCTATGGCCTGCTCGCGGAACCACTCAGCGCCACGCTCGAAGGCGATACAGCCAGTTGTGCCTTGCGTCCATTTTCTGTTCTTGGCGAACGCAGCTTCGATCAGTGCGGGGTAGTTGATCTCGGGTGCACCTTGCGGCACAGCAGGCGCGGACACGCTTGAATAGAGTTGCGCAATGTCCTGACCAAGTCGAGCGCGGCCAACTGGCGTCATGTAGGGAAGCGATGTTGTCAGTAAAGCAGATAGCTCCTGCTCAGGCACAGCAGGCACATCAACTTTTCCCTCGTTGCTCATACGTCATCCCTTCCGTTTGCCGTCATCAAAGCGGTGATAAAAATGCCGGCACCAACGCCAGCGTAAAACACAGCGATCAAGGCCCAGGTCATAAGTCAGGCTCCAACTGTTTAGGGTCCACAATCGGGAACTCGCTGACGACAGCGCGCTCCCCCAAGCACTTTTGCGCATAGCTGCACGAACGGCACGCCTCGCACATATCAGTGCGCACCAACTTGGGCAAGCGCTCCTTGCTGGCCTTGTGCATCCGCGCGCTCACGGCCTCGATCTGCCCGGCCCGCTCGGCGCTGATCTCGCGGTGACCGCCGCTGTACTGGTGCAGCATGCCCACCGACGTACCCACCCGGTCCGCCATGAGTTCCTGCTCCTCCGTGGTTGCTGCTCGCATCCACGCCTTCAATGCGTTGATCGTTTTCATCCTGTAGCTCACTGTTTAGATGGCAGAACTTTAGCACAGTGTAAAGCCCTTGCAACCTTTGCTACATATTTAGTAGGCTACTTTCCCCATGAGAACCGTCTTTGATCAGCACGTGGCATACCTGGTCGAGCACGGCGGACTGTGGGACGACCCGACGAGAGAGTTGTACCGCTACAGTCGGACAAACCGAAAACCGATCGCCATCTGCATCGCCTTGACGGTCGTTCAAATCCTCCAAGTGGTCTGGATGCGGTAACACCCTCGCAACAGATCGCCAGAGAAACCCGGCAAAATAGTCGGGTTTCTTTTGCTTTTGCGTTTTAGCATGTGCTACAGTTGCTACATCGCAAACGCAACGGAGAACGCAAGATGGCCATTCGCACACAAGCCCAACTGATCGAAGCCGCCAAGAACGCAGGCGCATCCATCACTGAAGTGGATGGCGGGCATGTGGACATCCAGCACGGCCAGCGAGCAATTCGCATCTGGGCTGACCGAGTAATCCACCGTCGCAATGTCGGACGCGCCCAGCAAGCCCGCATCAACGTGCAGACTGCTGCCACCTTCCTAAAGCTGGCCGCCTAACCAAACCCACGCCGCCTAGTGCGGCACCCCCTTTACCCCAACCACCCCGAAAGGAAAAGGAGAACGCAAGATGGCAAACCACCCGCAAGTAATCGCCGGTTCTGAGCGCAACATCGGAACATGCCCTGCCGGCCCCCTGATCGCCTGGGACGAGATTTACCCTGACGGCTCTGTCAAAACGTTCAAGGAAATCTACAACGTTGTCACTGGTGCATCGGGCACCCAGTACGGTTGCCGCCTGGTTGTTCCGGCATGAACCCATACCACTCCCCTGATTTTAGGGAGTGGTGCGCACTGTGCAAGAACCTCATTTACCCCGCAAATAACTGCACGTGCGGACTCCACAAACCTCAACCCACGCCGCCTAGTGCGGCACCCCCTTTACCCCAACCACCCCGAAAGGAAAAACCGTGATCCAAATTACTTTGAACTTCGCCACTGTCGAGGCTGCACGCAAGGCCCTCAACGAGATCCCTGAGTCGCTGCTGATCGGCGCGCTGCCCACGCCCAAGACGGAGGTCGTCAAGTCCACCGTGGAGGTCGCCAAGGAACGCGCCCCAAAGCCGACCAAGGCTGTGGAAGAAGCACCCGCACCTGCCCCCGCAGTGGAACCCCCTGCCCCTACAGCGCCTATTGCCAAGGCGGTCGAAGAGACCAAGGCGGTCGATGCGCCAGAGATTGACTACCCCACCCTGCAAAAGGCGGTCTTCACTTTGGCCGGCAAGTCCCGTGACGCGGCCAAGGCTGTCGCCGAGCAGTTCGGCGTCGAGAACTTCAAGAGCATGCCCAAGGAAATGTGGGCGAAGGCTCACGACGCTGTGCAGGCCAAGATCGCTGAATTGGAGAGCGCATGACCTCAGCACACTCAACCTGGTCCGCCTCGGGCTTTGAACAGAAAATGCTGTGTCCGGGCAGCCACGTCTTGCAACAAGGCAAGCCACGCAGATCCAGCCAGTACGCAGCGGAAGGGACAGCGGCGCACCAAGTGCTCACCTGGGCACTGCAAGAGTCCCGCCCCGCAGCGGCTTACATCGGGCGCGTGATCGAAGCGGACGGCTTTACGTTCACCGTAGACGAGGACATGGCAGGCCATGTGCAAGTCTGTATCGACTACGTGACCGACGCAGCCGGCGACGAGGGGGTCATCTTCGCCGACATCCGCGTCAACTACAGCCAGTACCTCGACACCCCCGAGCTGGAAGCGTGGGGCACCGCCGACGTGATCATCGCTCGCGGCGATGAGCTGATCGTGATCGACTTCAAATACGGGATGGGCGTCGAGGTCAGCGCCGAGCGCAACCCGCAGATGTCGCTCTACGCCCTCGGTGCGCTTCAGGCTTACCAGGGTCTCGTTGCCGACTTCGAGCGCGTGCGCATGGTGATCAGCCAGCCCCGCATCAAGAAAGCTGCCAGCGAGTTCGACATCTCGGTTGAGGAGTTGGAAACCTGGGGGCGAAGCACAGCGCGCTCGGCGGTGAACACTTGCCGCAATGCGATGGCCGTCGATCACACGCAGGTGACAAGCGGGGTGTCTTGGGATCAGGTCTACCTGCGCCCCGGCGAAAAGCAGTGCAAGTTCTGCTCTGCCAAGGCTGAGTGCCCGGCGCTGCGTGCGGAGGTTGTCGGCACCGTCTTCGAAGCACTGCCAGCAAGTCCCGATGAGTTCGCCGAGGCCGAACTACCCTTCACCGGCTACGCCCATACCGAGCCCCAATGGCTCGCCGCCTGCTTGTCCAAGGCCGACCTGATCGAGGACTGGGTCAAGGCTATTCGCGCCGAGACCGAGCGCCGCCTGCTCGCGGGTGAGTCTGTGCCCGGCTACAAGCTGGTGCCCGGCAAGAAGGGCGCACGCCAGTGGGTTGATGCCAAGGTTGCCGAGGAGACGCTCAAGTCGATGCGCGTCAAGTTGGAGGACATGTACGACCTCAAGCTGATCAGCCCGACCACTGCCGACAAGCTGGCAAAAGCCGGAACAATCGGCCCGCGCCAATGGCCCCGCGTGCAAGCCCTGTTTGTCCAGTCGCAAGGCAAACCCCACGTCGCGCCAGTGGATGACCCGCGCCCAGCGTTGGAGATCAAACCCGTGGTCGATGACTTTGAGTCGCTTGCCTAACGCTTTAGCACACGCTACAATCTACCCGTACCAATTGCTCAACTAAAGGAACCTACACATGAGCACTGCAAATCAGCCTATCGGTCGCCTGCTTCTCAAAGACGCACGCGGCGCTTTCCTCAACGTCTTCGAGGCAACCACCGTCAACGGCGAGGGTAAGCCCCGCTTCTCGGCCACACCGATCATCGGCCCTGATCACCCCCAGCTCGGCGAGATCAAAAAGAAGATCGAAGCCGTTGCCCGCGACAAATGGAAGGACAAGGCCCCGGCCATCCTCGCCAGCCTGTACAAGACCGGCAAGGTCGCGCTGCATGAAGGTGACGAAAAGCCTCAGTACGATGGCTTCCCCGGCAACTTCTTCATCAACGCCGCTGCACAGGAAAACGCACCGCCCACCGTGATCGACCGTGACCGCGCTCCCCTGAGCCAGCGGTCGGGCCGCATCTACGCTGGCGCGTACTACAACTTCTCGCTGGAGTTCTGGGCCCAGGATAACGCCTATGGCAAGCGCGTGAACTGCACCCTGCGCGGCATCCAGTTCTTCAAGGATGGCGACAGCTTCAGCGCAGGCCGTCCTGCCGACGCTGACGAGTTCGAGGACGTTGCCGAAGGCGCTGACGCCTCCGACTTCGCGTAAGCCCGCAGCCCCTTCGGGGGCTGTGTGGTGGTTGGCTTGTTGCCTCTGGGGGTTCCTGGGGGAGCGCACAACAGGCCAACCACCACACAGCGGGAGCCTCGGAAACCCTCCTTAGCCAGGTATGGCAACCGCCTGGCAGCAAGCCCCAGCACGCAAACTGCACGGCCCCGATCGTGTAACACCTTGCAGCAAGCGCAAATCCGTCGAGGCTTAAAGTCATAGCGGTCATGTTGGGGAACGGTCCACCTAATTTTTGAAAGCGATGAGATGACGATTCTGTGGTTTGACTGTGAAACGTATAGCGAGTGCGACCTCAAAGCGCACGGCACACATCGCTACGCCGAGCACCCCAGCACCGAGATCACCGTCGCGCAGTGGGCCATAGACGACGGCGAGCCACAGGTGTGGGACTGCACCTACCTCAAGTACCCCACCGGCTACGACATCAACGCCCTGCTGACGGACCCCCGCGTCACCGTCATAGCCCACAACTCGATGTTTGACCGCACGCTCCTGCGCCACTGCTGGGGCGTCGACGTCCCCGTCGAGCGTTGGCAAGACACCATGGTCAAGGCCATGTCGCACGGTCTGCCCGGCAGTCTGGACAAGATCGGGCAGATCGTCGGTTTGGCAGACGACCAAGCCAAAGACAAGCGCGGGCGCGAGCTGATCCAGTTGTTCTGTAAACCCCGGCCAAAGGGCCACGCACTGCGAAGGGCTACCCGCGAAACACACCCTAAAGAATGGGCGGAGTTCCTTGAATACTCCCGGCAAGACATCGTCGCCATGCGTGCGATCGACGCACGCCTGCCCAACTGGAACTACCGAAGCGGGCACCCAGAACTTGGGATTTGGCACCTTGACCAACGAATCAACGACCGAGGGGTTGCGGTCGACGTACCGCTGGCCGTTGCGGCCATTGATGCCGTGGCGCGGGAGCAAAAGCGACTGAAGGCCGAAGTGACCGAAGCCACTGACGGCTTGGTCACCAACGCCAGCCAACGCGACAACCTGCTGGCCTTCATCTGTGCCGAGTACGGCGTTGATCTGCCTGACCTCAAGGCCGACACGCTGCGCCGCCGCATCGAAGACCCCGACTTGCCCGAAGGCGTCAAGCTCTTGCTGTCGATCCGCTTGGAATCAACCAAGACCAGTACAGCCAAGTACAAGGCCTTGGTCAACGCGGCAAGCGCGGACGGCAGGCTGCGCAACACCTTGCAGTTTGCCGGCGCCCAGCGCACGGCGCGATGGGCCGGTCGGATCTTCCAACCGCAAAACATGCCACGCCCTGACATGGAGCAAGGCGACATCGACCAGGGTATCGACGCGCTCAAGGCCAACTGTGCCGACCTGTTTTTCGACAACGTCATGCGACTGACCGCCAACACGGTGCGCGGTTGCATCGTGGCGCCTGCCGACAAGAAACTGGTGATCGCCGACTTGTCCAACATCGAAGGCCGTGGACTGGCTTACCTGGCCGGTGAGCACTGGAAGCTCAAGGCGTTCGCCGAGTTCGACGCAGGCATCGGCGCCGACCTCTACATCCGCGCCTATGCTGCCGCGTTTGGCATCTCCCCCGAGGAGGTGACCAAGAAGATGCGCCAGATCGGTAAGGTCATGGAGCTGGGCCTTGGGTATGAGGGCGGCGTCGCTGCGTTCCTGACCTTTGCCGCTGTCTACAACATGGACCTCGAAGAACTCGCCGCCGCCGTCTACGCATCGACCAGTCGTGAGGCGATGGAAAACGCCCTGGGCATGTGGCAGTGGGCGACCAAGAAAAAGCGCACACTCGGCCTGCCTGAGAACATTTACGTTGCGTGCGAGATCCTCAAGCGCGCATGGCGCGATGCCCACCCAGCTACGTCAGCACTGTGGAAGGCAGCGGGCGACAGCGTGCGCGCCGCGATCGCCAACCCTGGTCAGACCTACCCGATCGGCGAGCACCTCAAGGCCCGCGTCGATGGCAAGTGGCTGCGCATCCGCCTGCCATCGGGCCGTTACCTTTGCTACATCAAGCCCAGCGTGGACGATGACGGGCAGATCACCTACTTCGGCGTCAACCAGTACACGCGCCAGTGGGGTCGCATCAAGACCTACGGCGGCAAGCTGATCGAAAACTGCACGCAGGCCTTTGCCCGTGACGTACTGGCGTACAACATGCCGGGCATCGAAGCCGCTGGCTACGAGATTGTCTTGTCAGTCCACGACGAGCTGCTGACCGAGACGCCTGACAGGCCGGAGTTTAACGACGAGGTGCTCGGCAAGATGATGGCAACCCCGCCCACATGGGCCAAGGGCATACCGCTTGCCGCTGCGGGGTTTGAGGCATACCGCTACCGCAAAGACTGAACCAAAACCCCACCAAAGCGTGGGGTTATTTGTTTGCAACGCTTTAGCATGTGCTACATTTATTCCATCGCAACACGCAACGAAGGAATGAAAATGACAACACAGATCAAGCACCGCTTTACCGATGCGGTGTTGTTTGAACAAGAAGGTAGTGGCATGTCGCTCCGAGACACGCTTGAAAGCGCGGTGAGGGCGGGCACCAATCTGGACGGTGCCAATCTGGACGGTGCCAATCTGCGCGGTGCCAATCTGCGCGGTGCCAATCTGGACGGTGCCAATCTGCGCGGTGCCAATCTGGACGGTGCCAATCTGTACGGTGCCAATCTGGACGGTGCCAATCTGTACGGTGCCAATCTGTACGGTGCCGATCTGCGCGGTGCCAATCTGTACGGTGCCAATCTGGACGGTGCCAATCTGTACGGTGCCGATCTGTACGGTGCCGATCTGCGCGGCGCCAATCTGTACGGTGCCAATCTGGACGGTGCCAATCTGCGCGGTGCCAATCTGGACGGTGCCAATCTGTACGGTGAAATCCTTAAACGCACACCGCTGACTGTTACCGGACTTCGGTGGTTTGTTCTAATCACCGGTGGCTTCCTGCGAATCGGTTGCCAACGACACAGTCACGCCGATTGGGCGAACTTCTCGGATGAGCAGATCGCGCAAATGGACTCACACGCTTCCGCGTTTTGGACTACCTGGAAAGCGCCGTTGCTTTCTATGTGCGCCGCTCACGCTGCACAGGGGCAACCAGCATGAACAACACAACCCGCAAACACCCCCGCACGATGCAAGAGGCCTTTGGCCCTTACACAAGCGGCACCCTGCACGAGCCTGCTGATCAGTTCGACGGCAAGGACTTCATCTACACCATCTCGATCTTGGGCTTGGCTCTTGCTTCGGCAATCGTGTTTTCACTTTGGGGCTGATCATGGACAAATTCTGTACCTACTGCGGGCGTGAAGGCCACACCGCAAGCAACTGCCGCAAGCCCCGCATCGGGCTGCACACCGTCGTGTTTGTCATGGTCACGGTTGCCGCTGTCGGCAGCGTGTTCGCTGACGTGTTTTTGTGGAGGCCGTAAATGAAAGAACGCGACATCGAAAAGCACCTGGTCAAGCGCGTCAAGGAACTCGGCGGTGAGGTTCGCAAAGTGCAGTGGGTTGGTCGCGTTGGTGCGCCTGACCGGTTGGTGATGTTGCCGGACTTCTTTTACCGCGAGAACTACGGCGAGCCGGAAAGATACGGGCCTGCGACCATTTGGATCGAACTCAAAAACCCCGACACCGCCAAGACCTTCCCGGCCAACGCACACGAACGAGCCCAGCACCGCGAGCACCAGCGCATGCGGGCGATGGGTCAGCGCGTCGAGGTGATCGGCACCATTGAACAGATCGAGGAGTTACTGCGATGAGCCGCGCGCACTATCACAAGTGGACCGAGCAAGAACTCGGCAAGCTGGCGCGCTACTACAGCATCGGCGGTGTCGGCGCCGTTCGCAAAGTCATGCCGCACCTGACGGACGCGCAAATATCCGGTCGCGCCAAGAAGCTGGGCATTGACGCCCCTACCATCAACCACAGACAGGCCAAGATGTGGGCATCTCTTGCCCCGCTGGATCCCGAGAGCGTTGAGCCGAGCAAGTGGGACAACCCGATCGTTCAGCACAAAGGCGTCGGTCAGTGGAAAGCTGAGATCCCCGCTGTGCGTTGGGTGTTTGATTTGGGGGTGGTGTGACCATCCGCCGCAAGTACATCCCGCGCAAGTTCGCCCCGATGGTGTCGGACTTCTTGGCATCCAACCCTCGGGGGTCGGTGTTCGGAAAGCCCGGCGTTGGTAAGACGATCTTCACCCTCACCCATCTCGAACTTGCCTATCGGGTTTGGGGCGATGTCGAGCCCACCCTGGTAGTCGCACCGCTTCGGGTTGCCCGCGACACGTGGGCCACTGAGGCGAGCAAGTGGGAACACCTGGAAGGTCTTGACGTTGTGCCGATTGTTGGAACACCAGAGCAGCGCAAGGCGGCGATGCGCAAGGACGCACCGATCTACGTGACCAACTACGAGAATATCCCGTGGTTGACCGAGACGCTTGCCGCGTCGGGAAAGCCTTGGCCGTTTCGCCGGGTGATCGCAGACGAGGCGCACAAGCTCAAGGGCTTTCGGTTGCGCCAAGGTACACAACGCGCCCAGGCCCTTGCCAAGTTCGCGCACAAGGACGTCAAGGAGTGGACCAACCTGACAGGCACGCCCGCCTCCAACGGCCTTGAGGATCTTTGGGCACTGACTTGGTTTCTCGACGCGGGGCAACGCCTTGGCCGCACCTTCTCGGCTTTCCGCGACCGTTGGTTCAGACCTGTTAAGGCCGGTCAATTCAGCAAATGGGTGCCGATGGATCACGCGCAAGACGAGATCCATGCGCGACTGTCGGACATCTGTTTGACTCTTGACCCCCGCGATTGGTTCGACTTGCGCGAGCCGATCGTCAACGTGATCGAGGTCGATCTGCCCCCGAGCGCAAAGACCAAGTACAGGGAGATGGAGCGCGAGCTGTTCACCATGATCGGTGAGCACGAGGTCGAGGCGTTCAGCGCGGCAGCCAAGTCGCAAAAGTGTTTGCAGATGGCTAACGGCGCCACGTACCTCGACGCCGAGCGCTACGGCAAAGGCAAGTGGATTGAGGTACATGACGCAAAGCTGGAAGCACTGAGCGAGCTGATTGACGCGACCGGCGACGAGCCCTTGCTGGTTGTCTATGAGTACGTCAGCGACCGTGAGCGGATCATGCGCACCTTTGAGGACGTGCTTGACCTTGCCAACGATGACGACTTAGCCAAGGCCAAAGCAGGTAAGGGTAAGCTGTGGCTCGGTCATCCGATGAGCGTTGCTGAAGGTATCGACGGGCTTCAGGAGTGGTGTGCCGCCGTTGTCTTCTTTGCCCAGTCTTGGCGGTTAGACCTGCATGACCAAGTTATCGAACGCGTCGGCCCAATGCGCCAGTTGCAGGCCGGCAAAGATCGGGCGGTGTTCATACACTACATTGTTGCGCGAGGCACGATCGACGAGTTGGTCATGTCTCGCCGAGGTGATAAGCGATCAGTGCAGGATTCACTGATGGATTACATGAAACAGAAAGGACTTTGAGATGAGTGATTGGATTGAATGGTCGGGTAAGACACGCCCTGTCGGCGCGGATACCATTGTGCAAGTGCGCTTTCGAGGCGGTGACACCGATACCGGTGAGGCGGGAGCTTGGACCCTGTGCTGGGTTACCTGCGACGACGCCGATGATATCGTCGCATACCGAGTGATCGGCACGAACCCGATTCAAGACCTCGTGACGTGCGCCGAGGAAAAACACAACCCCGCCAACCCCTTGGTCGGCGGCAAGTTGTCTGGCGACCACTACTACCGCGTCGCGGTTTCCGCGCCAATCGCGGCTGAGTTGCCCCCCTACACCGCCGAGTGCTCCGACATCATCGAAGCCCTCAACATGACATTCAACGAGGGGGAGGCGTTCAAAGCCATTTGGCGGTTGGCCGCTGCACGTCAAGGTCGCGGCAAGCCCGGCAACGAACCTCAGTACGACGCCGACAAAGCCGCTCACTACGGCGGTCGCATCGCAGTCCAGACCAGAAAGGCCAAGGAGTGACCGACGAGATCGACCGCGCAGCCGATGAGGCCGAGCGCTACCTGAGCGAAGCACTGCGCCAGCGCAAACCCGAAGCACCCGGCCCGACAGGTCGCTGCTTGTTCTGCGATGAGATCGTGGGGGACACGCAAAGGTGGTGCGACACGGAATGTCGTACTTTTTGGGAAAGGGAACAGAGATGAGATACGCAATTTGTCTGGTCGCACGACTTGCCGTGCTGGCCCTTGTCTCCCCAATCTTTGTGATCGGTTGCACATGCACCTACTGCTGTGAGCGCGCTTGCGACGCACTGTCTTGGCTTGAAGATCGGGGGCGGGGATGACCGAAAAGACCGACAGCACAGGCACAGCCCTGGTCAACGCCGAGCACTATTGGAAACCGATCACGGGCTCGACGCCCAGAGGGGTCAAGTGTTTCCTGATCAACCGGGCGGCGAAGTCAGCGACCACGGGCACCGTGGCGACTGAAGAAAAGTTCTTCACGCACTACTCCCCCCTGCCCGTCTTTGATCCTAATGAGGGGGCCGGGCCGGTTGAGGTTGATCAGTGAGGTCAGCTTCGTGACGTTACTGCGCGCATTGCTCATGCTCTCCCTTTCACGCGCTCGAATGTGCGCAAACCACCCAAGCCCAGCATGCCGGCCAACAAGGCCATCAGTGCGTCGATGTCAATGCCCGGCATGGGCGGTACCTGGTGACCGGTCAGGTTGACCAGCCAAGGCAGCAGCGGGCGCAGCAGGAACTCATAGCCCAAGCCGAACGCGCACACCCACCCCGCCGCTGGGCGCCAACCGCCTCGGAAGTTGTCGGCGCCCGCCTCCACCTTGTTGACCTCGATCTGACCCAAGGCCAGTTTGAGGTCGGCGTCGAGCTGCGCCAACTCACCGCGCTGTGCCATCTCCAAGGCCTTGAGCTTGGCCTCGGCGGCTGCCTGCGGGTCGGGCAAGACCTTGTCGAGCACTTGCGTGATCGCGGGGATCAGGAGGTTCCACATGTCAGTTGTCTCCAGCGGCGTGCCGCAAGTTGCCCGCAACCCTGCGGGTCCAGCCCCGTCCGAACGCCTCGAACTTCTCCAGCTTGGCGTAAAACTCCAAGCGCTCGGCGTTGAACAAGAGCACCAGGTCGGCAGGATCAAAGCGCTGAACCCGACCCAAAGTGACGGGGCCGATCACCCCATCGTCGGCAGCGCCGACTGCGCGCTGCATCCAGCGCACCGCGTTGCCGATCCCGTGGTTGACCGCTGCGTCGAGCGCTTGGAAAGCGAACTGACGGGGCAGCTTGTCGCCGTGTGCCCGGTCCCAAAAGTCACGGCGATAGATCGCCTTGGCTTCGTCGCGGGTCAGGTTCTTGATGTCAACCTCGGGGTAGCTGCGTTTGGCGATCCCGAACTTGGTCTCGCCGCCTGGATCTTCCGGGTGGTTGACGTACCCGCCCTCGTGGGTGAGCACGCGCTCGATGAACTCGTCAAACAAGCTCATGGTGCACCCTTTCCGCCGAGGTGAGTCAGCGCCCAGGTGATCAGACTGCCGAACGTGGCAGCACCGCCACCCAGCAGCATCATCAACTTCCAGCCGCCTTTCGCTTCGGACAGCGTCAGGTTGACGGTGCTGAACGCGTCAGCCAAGGTGTGAACCGCAGTGGTCAGGTTGTCCACATCGCGGCGCAGGCCAGCGAGTTCGACCTTGAGCACAGCGATGTCGATGTGCGCCTGGTTGAGCGCTTCTTGAGTGAAGTTGTCAGGGGGCATAGCGTGGCGGATGCGGTTATAGGTTGCCAGTTGAGACCCACGTTCCGGGCGTGCCGGAAACCGTGCAGATCCATCCCTTTGGGCTGCCAACTGATGGGTTCGCGTTGTCGCACTTGTCACCCTTGGCCCATGTACCCGAAGCTGGAGCCGCACCCGTTGTCGTGCGTGTTTCAGAGATCCACGCTGACGTATTCTGGCTAATGGTTCCGCCAGTTGGGGCACCGACCAATGAGTCGGACAAGTATGCGATGCCAGTTTCATAGTCAACCCGGTCGATCACACCGCCGCCCAACGCGCCAGCGTCGTACTCGTCGCCACCGTTGTAGAACTTGGCATCGGATGCGGTGGTAAACGTAAACAGGTAGCTATTGAGCGAGCCAGCCTTGCCCGTGGTTGGCGTCTTGTACCGGCGCCCATAGCCGTACTCAGTCGGGCTGCTGCGCTTGAGCGTCTGGCCTTCCTTCCACTCGGCCTGGGCAAACTGCCAATCAGGTTCGTTCAGGACAGCTTGAATGCCTGCGATCACACCATCTGACGGGAGCGTCACATAGGTGAAATCATGCGAGGTGTACGTAGCATGTCGCCTTCCCGTGTGAACCTCTGGGGCCAGGGTGAACGAGCTGACAGACTTGCCGCTGCGGTAGCTGAACGGGTAGATGTCCGTCATCACGTACAGCGCGCACTTGGTGACACTTGTGTAGGTGCTTGGATGCACGTCCAGCGACTTGATGCCCGCATTGCAGAACACCGCGTACTCCATCGTGTTGTAGAAGCACGGACCAACCTCAACGCCGCCGACATAGTCGTCCTGACCTGCGGTGCCCAGTTCAAGGCCGATGCCTGATGCAGGGTTCTCGTGATAAATAGGCTCTGCAGTGCCAATCGAAACGCACACCGCAGAGTCAACCTTGATCGTTCCGCCATCGACGGCAAACCCATTCAAGCTGATGCCCGCCCCGTGAGGCTGCCCAGCAGCAACCGTAGTGGAAAAATCAGGGTCGCCGATCTTGATGGCGTAGTTTCCCAGAGGGCCAGAGTGATTCCCGCCGCGCACCCTGTTGTCATTGATCTGCACGCCCGCGCTTGCCGCAGACATCGACAGGTTGCAGGTGTTGTAGTTAAACCGGCAGTCATCCAACGTCACGCTGAAGGTCCGCACCACGGCGCCATACTTGCAGTTGATGGCCGAGCAGTTCACGAAAGTAGAGCGAGAGGCAGAAAGGCCAGAAACGCGGATGCCTATGGTCCCGTTTGCAGGGTCGGTTGCAAGTACGCCCTCGACACGCACGTTTTCGTGCCTTGTTCGCTCGGTCACGTCGTAGACCACGGCCCCCGCCGCCATCCCAGCGGGCGCCAGATACGCAACCGGGTCCATCATGACGTTGCATGTGACATTCAACGTCTCGGTGACCTTGTAAACGCCATCCGGGAATCTGAGGCTTGCGTCGCTCACGGCATCGATTGCCGCCTGAATCGCTGCTGTGTCGTCTGTTACTCCATCGCCAACGGCGCCAAAGTCTTTGACGCTGACAAACTCCTTGAGCTTTGCCTCGACGGTTGTCAGCTCTGCGCCGACACCCGCTGGCTGGTACGAGATGTCAAGCGCGTCGCCCGACACGCCCGAGGCCATGCCCTGACCGTAGCGGGCAAGGATCTCGACGCCATCGGCGGGCGCCACAGTGAAGACGAGGTGCTGCGCCGCAAGTGTGTGATCGACGCCGGGTACGTAGGTCTGACCGTCAACCGACACGTCGATGTTGCCAAGCGTGACCGGATCGGCAGACAACACAAAACTGGTCGTCGTGCCGTCCCCGGTGTAGGTGTCGTAACGGTATGTTGCGAACGCGATGCCCGTGGCGATCTCGGACAGCGGGAAATTCTGCATCGCCGTCTCGCTCTCGTTCCAGCCAATCAAGGTGTTGGACTGAGGCGAGGGCAGGTATCCAGAGGCGTTGGACGTGATCGGAGCCTGCACGGCGCGGTTGACCGCTTCGCGCAACTGCTGGATCTGCATCGTCAACCGGTCGAGTTCGTTCTCCAGTGCGGTCGGACTGAACGCGCCGCCGCTTGGTAGGTCGAGCGGTTGGTCGTAGTCGATATCGCCCGTGATGACCAGGGTATATCCATCGGGCAGCAAGTAAGTGACCGTGCCGCCCGGTGAGGTTTCCTGATTTGAGTTCAGCGTGACCGTGTAGTCACTGGTCAGGGTCAGCTCGGACTCGATGCCCAGGTTGTCGGCGACGGTGACGAGAATGTCAGTGTCGGCGAATACCTTGAACGTGAACGGCCAAGAGGTCTGTACCCCGTTGCCGAGGAGTGGCCCAGCCTTGCGGGGGGTCGATGGGATTGTCATGCACGGGGCTCCTGCGTACTACCGGCATGGTAAGTACGCAGGACCAAGTCACGGACACGTCAGGGTGTCTTGCTCTCTTTGCTGGCCGTGCCGGTCACGGTGCCGCGCACTGCATCGACCGCGTCAGTTGGCTCGATCTTGCCTTGCGCTACCCCTGCGGCATAGCCAACTGGGCGGGCTGCGGCGTAGAACGGCAGACCTGTCAAGAGCGTTGCAGCGGCAGCCACATCGCGCACGGCTTTCTGTGCATTGCCGTCTTCGATGATCGCCTTGTACACGCTTGCGGGGGAACCGACTGCCGACTCGATCAGCGATACCGCAGGGGACAGACTGAACTTGTCATCGGCGGGGTTGTTGTTGAACCGACTCACGGCCATCTGCCCAACCTGCCCGGCGATCGGGATCTGCGCTGTCATGCCGCGCAGGGTGCCCAAACCGAACACCGCCATGAGCCAGTCGTCAAGGTAGCCGTCGTCGTCCTCATCACCCGGGCCGCCACGGAAAGCCTGAGCGATAGCCTCGGCCACCCAGATCGGAACCAGTAGCCCGGCCAAGGCGATATAGGCCAACTTGCCGGCGCCTTTTTTGACACCCATCTCGCTCACGACTTGGGACATCGCGGTCGCGTTGGTGTTCGCCATCATGTTGAAATAACCGACGAACTGAGTGAACACACGCATCACGGCGGGGCCGGTCTCGAAGCGACTGACGTCCTCGGGCAGTGTTGAGCCCTGCGTCTGACGGATCACGCCATCGGCAAAGCGCACCGCGTCGCGGGCTTCGGATCCCTCCTCGATCGCCTGATTGTAGGCAGCCGTCCAGATGATCGGCGACATGGTGTTATCGACCGCAGACTGCAAGAAGTACGCATGCTTTTGCGTCCAGGCTTGGCCCTTTTCCAGCAAGGTCGGATCGACAAGGATCTGCTCAACGGCGTCGTTCATTGTTGAGACCTCGTTGAGCATGCGGTCTTTCATGTACGCCGAGGCTTCGGCCACTGAGCGCTTGAACTCCTTGGGGCTTGCGGTGAACTGCCCGACTGCCTTGAGCATCAAGCTGGGCTTGACCTTGATCGCCGCCGTCGAGAACCCTGTGATCTGCTGGACCGTGTTGGACAGGTTCGCCATCATCAAGGCCATACCAGCCCGCGAGCGAACCGCGCCCATAAAGCGGGAGATTCGGCGGTCCCCGGCGATGGGGGTCTCGACGATCTGCTTGGCCGAGCGGTTGAGCCACGGCATGATCATCCCCTCGTAAGCACCCGGGTCGATGCGGTCGAGGGCGTAGCTCACATTCTTGCGGGTGAGCAGTCGGCGAGCGTCAGCGATAGCGGGCTGCATGTGGCTGAACAAAAGCACCTTGTCCATGTGCTGCGCCAAGGCGCGCAAGTCCAACAGCAACGGCTTGTTGTACTCGACCCGCGACTCGGTGAAACCGCTCGGCGCGCTTGGGAAAGCGTAGGCCATCGACTCGTTCTCGCCTTCGGCCAACTCGCGCAACTTGGCGTCACCGACAAGGCGGCTGTCGGTCTGGGCCGGGGCGTAGCCGCCACGGTAGACGCCGAACGGGGTAGTGAACTCGTTGGCTGTGACCTCGGCGAAGTAGCGACCGAATACCTTGCGGTGCGCCTCTTGGGCGAGGGGTTTGGTTTCTTCCAGCAGATCCCAAACGCCTTGCGCAAAGTCGTAATGCTCTTTGCGCAGCGTGCCCTCGGAGATCAGGCGGGCAACAAAGGCATCCCATCGGGTTGTGTCCAAGGTGCCGTCTGCGTTCTCCGTTGCCCAGTTACGACCGAGCAAGAGCTTGCGCTTGTTGCTGTCGTTGCCGGTGTGGATCAAGGCGTGCAACAACTCGGCCATGCCCGAGTCGCGGGCGTTGCCGAAGGTGTAGCCAAGCTCAGGGGCAGCGATCGGGCCGGGCTTGATGAAAGGTGCAACGCCTTCGACCAGCTTGGTGAACTTCTCGCGGTGCTGCACGCGGGCGGTGCGGTAACGGTCGGCGGCATCCTTGACCGGCTGGAAGACGTAGCGCAGGAACGGGCCGCCGAACTTGCCGTCCATGCGTTCGGCCCACTGCTCGACCCGTGACAAGATCGCCTTTGCAAATTGCAGTTTGATGCCGAGTTCTTGGCGGTTGGTGATCGCACCCTTTTCGCCCGGGATCTCGTCGGGCACGCCGATCTCGACCATGCGGTTGACCAGGTCCTGCGCAGCGTCGTCGATGTCAACGCGGTCCCCGTCGATCTCCATTTGCCGGGAGGTCTTGGCAAGCTCCCACATCGAGCCGATCTCGTCGCGCAGGGCGCGCATCTCGTCAACGGTCAGCTCGCCAAACGGTTTGGCGTTGGCAAGCATGGCGTCCAAGCCGGGCTTGAGCGCGCCGTACATCTGGGCGTCGTACTTGGCGACAGCCTCCATGTAGTCGTTGGCCGTCTTCTCCAGGCGGGGTGCGATGTCGTAAGCGGCGAGCACTGCACGGGCAGCGTTGACGACGTCGGGGTCTCGACCCTTATCGACCAGCTTTTCGTTGTTGCCCTTGGTGACCTTGGCGAAGAACTCCAAGACCTTGCGCACCTCGGCCTGCGCTTCGCCCATCGCCTTGGCCGTGTAGTTGTTGAGCAACTGGTCGCGCTTGGCAGCAACGGCCTCCTCGGTCTTGGCCTTGGCGGTCGCTTCTTGCCAAGCCTTCGCAGCGCGAGACTCAGCCGAGCGGTGTTGCCACGCGGCGTTCTTGAGGTCCTTGACACGGCGCCGTGCGGTGAGGTTCTGGGCGAACTGCTTGGCCGCTGCGGTCAGGGCGTTGACGGTGATCGCTCGCCCGTTGCTGGCTGTGCGCCCTGTGTCTTGGCGCGGGTTGAGCATGTCGGCCTGCGCCTTCAGCTCGGTAGCCAGTGCGCGGGCGCGGGCTTCGTTGTGAACGGCGTCGTTCGCTGCGGCTTCCAGCGCTTCGGGCGTAGCCAACTCGCCGAAGTTCTCAAGCATGCGCTGATCGGTCTTGCCCTCGATCACGCTGGCCATCGGCTCGACGTCCAGGATGCTGCGCACCAGGGTCTCACCGTTGGCAAAGCCGAACATGTCGGCCACGATGTCGGGGTGCAACCCGTCCTTGGAGGTCATGCCCTTGAGCCCGGCAAGGTCAGGGCGGGCCAGCATGGTCTCTGGGAACATCTCGACCAAGGCGGCCGTGTTCAGGCGGAAGCCCTTGTCGGCCTTGACCGTCTCGCCGGTAGCGGGGTCGGTGGTCTTGCCCTTCTTGAGCCAGTGCATCGCGCGATAGATCGGTTGTTGCTCGACCTCGGCACGCACCTCGGCCTCAACCGCCTTGCGCAGGTTGGCGGCTTCGCGCTGCAAGGCCTTGAGCGCTTTGGAGCGTGCGCCCACTGTCCACTTGAGATCACGCAGGCTGCGCGCTTGCAACTTCTCGATCGCCTCGTTGGTTGCCTCAAAGTCGGGCAACATCCCAGCAGCTTGCTCGGCGGCTTTGATCTGATCCTCGGTTGCCAGCATGCGGTCGAACACGCCCCGGATCTCTGGGCTGATGTCCAGATTGCGCCCGCGCATGAACTCAGACAGCGACTTGTAGACGTTGACCAGCCAGCTGCGGAACTTGCGGAACAGCGGTTGCAGCTCGGCGATGGGGGCTTTGCCTTCCAGCAGGTAGGCTTCAAAGCTCTCGGCGAAGCGCTCGTGGTGCGGGCGCTTTTGGTCCAGCGTCATCGCGTTCCACACCTCCAGCGGTGTGCGGCCTGCGGGCTGGGTGTTGTCGGTGGGCAGGTTGCCGTCTTGGGCAAGGATGCTCGGGTTGTTCGGGTCGAAAGCGCCAGAGTTGCCGATAGCACTCTTGATTTGGGCGGGGTCAAACACCGCCCATGCCTCGAACGCTTCACCGGTGATGGGGTTCTCGTCGTTGAACACGACGCTGTCGTAGCCGGCCGCCTTGAGCGTTTCGACAAGCTCTTTGCCCCCCTCGTCGTCAAACATCGCCCAGTTGCCCAGCGCGTTGTAGACGAAGCGCGAGGACATGCCGGCCTCGATCAGGCGTTGCGCGTCCACCTCCTCGATACCGTCAGTGAGGTACAGCGGATCCTGCGCGCGCAGGTACACCGGCACCGTGGCCGCACCCTTGACGGCGCGCCCGTCGGACAGCTTGCCGTAGGCGTTACTGTCCTCTACCGACGGGGTGAAAAACATCGCTGCTCGCGAGGTCTCCACGTCACCGAAGGTGGTGCTGTTAATCGTAGGGCGGTTCGCCTCGAAAACATCGAAGTCGGCGTTGCGCGTGGTGTGGTACATGCGCAGCGGCGGCATGTCGGCGAGCTTCTGCTTCGACGACACCATCGGCTCGCGCGCCTGGCTGTCGCCGAACCAGTTTTTGAACTCGGGGGTCTCGGTTTGGTCGATCTTCTGCGCCAAATCCCCGCCCGCATCCAGCCCGCCGACACTCTCGTCGCCCTTGATCCCAAACCACGCCAGCAGCTTGTCCATGTTGTCGCGGATCTGCTGCGGGGCGTCGGGCTGGCTTGCCAAGTCGGCCATGACTTCGAGGAAGAAGTGCCCGGACTCGTGCAGGAAGGTCGATAGGTCGGCGCGCTCGCCGAGCGTGATGAGCGCTTGGCTAGGCGAGTAGGTGCCACGCGGGGATTGGTTGTTTTGGGCCAGGATGCTCGGATTGGCCGGGTCGAACTCGCCGTTGTTGCCGATGGCTGATTTGACTTGGGTTGGGTTGAAAGCGACAACGTGGATTTGGTCTGAGTTTTTCCAGGTCCTGATAATGCCGTCATGTCCTAGTTTTTCGGCTTTTTTGCGGACAACATCGCCATCAAGTTTTCGATCTTCGGGCGTTGTGTAGTATGGGTTTTGCATGGACACATACACCGGCATCACATTAGCGCCATCCTTTGCCGTGGTTGGGCTCCAATCATTTGCGTAATCCGATGCCTCTGCCGCCTCGCTGGTCATGTAGATTCCGGTGCCAAAATCTCCGCGAGAAGGCTTGAAGATGGCGAAGTCGGCGCTTGTCCCGTGATAAACCGCCAGCGGCTTGCCATCCTTGTCCACCACTTTGCTATCGCCAAACCACTTCCAAAAGTTGCGCACGCCCTCCTCGGTCGCCGCGATGGGTTGACCGTTGGAGTTGGTGGTCGGGCGCTGTTTGCCGTCTACCTCGATCTCGGCAGGCAGGCTGGGCGAGTAGGTGCCACGCGGGGCTTGGCTGTTTTGCGCCAGGATGCTCGGATTGGCCGGGTCGAACTCGCCGTTGTTGCCGATGGCGGATTTAATTTGCGTGGGGTCGTATACCGCGATCTCCCGCGTGGTCGGACCCCACCGCGTTTCGACACTGTTTACCGCCCATACCGCGTCGTACCCAGCGGCGCGCATATTTGCAACTGTCTCGGCATCAGACTTACCAGGGAATGCCCCGTATAGTTGCTCGCTCGACGCGTTGCTGTTGTCGATCCGAAGTGGGTTCTGCACGCTAAGGTAGGCCTCGACAACCTGCGCCCCTTGGTGTGTCCGAGCGTAAGCCTGCGCCTGCTCGATGTCGGGCGTGAAGTAAATGCCTGGTCCTAGGTTACCTGATCGACTTGGCTTAAATTCTGTGAAGTCCGACGCAGTACCGTGATAAACCACCAGCGGCTTGCCCGAGGCGTCCACCACCTTGGAATCACCAAACCACTTCCAAAAGTTGCGCACGCCCTCCTCGGTCGCCGCGATGGGCTGACCGTTGGAGTTGGTGGTCGAGCGCTGCTTGCCGTCGATCTCGATCGTGTCGGGTAGGCTGGTGGGCGCGGGGGTTGCGGTTTGGAACAATGTGTCTTGCCCCTGCCCTGCGAGTTGCGCGGCAAACTCCCGGGCAGTGCTCGTGCGGTCGGCGCCCGGTTCGTACTCGGTCACTGGGACGTTGTTCTTGGCGAGAATGTCACGCACTTGCTGCGGGGCATCCGTCGGGATCACGGCAC